TTAAACTTCTAACTCTAGCACTAAATCCAGCATTAGAACCTCTTGCCACTAGACTAGCATTAACACTTGCGGAACTATATCCAATACCAGTGCTGATGACAATCGCATCTACTATTTGTCCGTTCTCTACAATAGGTCTTATGATTGCACCTACTCCTCCTCCAGTGTCACTAACAACTACGTCTGGTGTTGAACTATACTCACTACCTCTATTGACAACTGCAACACTATCTACTTTTCCATTAACTATGACTGGTTTTAAAGCTCCATTTTTACCGTTCAGAATTTTTATTTCAGGTATTACTTGATGATTTAATATTGAAGAACCATAATTACTACCTTTTTCATAAAGATATGCATCTATTATTTCACCACTTACCTTTGGTGTTAAATTAAATGTACCTGTGACAGTTGATCCAAATGAGACTTCAATATTAACCTTTATATCTGGATATTTGAATATTTGATATCCTGAGCCAGTGGAAGTTAAATTTACAAATTTGCCTCTTTCATAATCCAATGTACTAGTTCCACCAATACCAGCACTTGAAAGTTTAAAAGTATCGTCATCAATTTTATTTACTTGATAAGATAAAGTTGTGCTTAAACCTGTAATTGGATCATCTGATGAATATTCAACTATTTCTCCACTTAAAAATCCATGATTTTTAAAATTAATTGTATCATATGAGGTTGAAATACCTGAAGGTTTAACTCTTAATTTACGATGAGTGTATCCTGAACCAGAATTGATTACCTTGACAGATATTAAAGAATTTTTATTTTCAGTTCTAAATCTATGAATACCACTAGCAGAAGAATCAGTTGATAATCCAACTGTATTAATACCAGCTGAACCTGAAAGAGCATCACTTTTACTATTAAAAATACGAACAGTAGTGGGATTGACAACCCTTACAAAATAAGGATCACCATTCGATAGAGTTCCTGTAATTGTATTCGTACCATCATAAGCATCACCTATACCTATTGGTGTATTACCATTACTACTATAAAAAACTAATTGTCCATTTTCTAAATTATGTTTTTTCTTGAAAGTTATAGTTTCATCATTAATATCAATTCCACCATTAAAAAATATATTTCTACTATCAAAATCTAAGAATCTATTTCTAATACCCACTACAGGTTGAAGTATACAACCAGAACCATTTCCTCCCGTTACGAAAACACTAGTTACTGATTCAATATCAAATTCTTGAGGATCAACAATAACTTCTTTAACATCTCCAACTATAATTGGCTCAACTAAAGCGGTTACTCCAGATGAGGATTCTACAGTTACAGATGGTGGATTCACTACGTCGTAGTCCCTTCCCGAATTGATAACGTCAATAGACTCAAGAGGTCCATAATATATTTTATTATCTGATATAGGTGATCTAATTTGAACACCATCTCTTAATATTCCAATATCATTTAACGGTGTGTCATGATCAGACGATACAAATAAATTTTGGGATAATGGAATTCTTCTTAAAATTTTATCTACATCTAATTTTTTATTAGCATGTTTTTGTAAAATAAAATTATGACCTATTGAAGTTCCGATACCGACCTGAATAGTGCTAGCTGAACCAATTTGATTAGCAGATTGATATAATGCTATTTTTGATATGCTCTGATTTGCAGGAGGAATTACAGGATCAACATAGTAAGTTCTCCCAGACTCTAAACCAGATAATACTTCTGTTTCAGGTGAATAAACAACAGCATCACCTTGAATAAACTTAATATTTTGGTTAGCTGCTGGTGAAAATTGAATGAAACTATAAGTATTTGAAATAGAATTAAAACCGTCTAAACTACTCCCCGTTGTAGTTTCTTTTATTACATCAACATCGATATTATAATTTGGTAATGAATTAGATGCGACATATCCATCTTTATCATCATCAGTATAAACATTTAAAACGTCACTTATTAATACATTATTACCCTCTTTTATTTCGACACCTGAACTGAAGGCAGTTTCAATTTTTCTTCTTATATCATAAAATTGGTTTGTTACTGTAGTAAATCCAGAGACATTTTGAGCTGTAATTTGATTTAAGTTAGTATTAATACTCTTTACATCAAAAGAACCTTCAATGACTTGTTCATTTCTTCTTAAAATATCAAAAGAATCACCAACTTTTAAACTTGATTTATCGATAGGTGTTTTTAATGTAAAAGTAGATCCTACAACGTCAACTTGAAATCTAGAACTCGTATTATATTTCCAAGAATTAGCGAATATTTGTTCATATGTTTCATTATTATTTTTTATTTTTATCCCAACATTTTTAACAAAGATATCTTCATTTTCTCTAACTAAACTAACATCTGAAACTGGGACTAATTCTGACAATACTCCAGTAATTCTTAAATCGATCCTTTTTGATAAATCACCATTTTCATATCCAAAAATAGTTTCATTCGAGCGAATATCATCTGCAGTGTTTATTGCAACTCCTACACCTGTACATCCAAAAAATTGATTTAAGGTTTTTGATGTGTAATTAATAGTATTTTGCCCACTTATAATAGTACCAGTTGTTCCAAATCCGACTGTAGAATCAACAGATATTACTGGTGCATTTTTAGGAACTGATGTTAATACTTTTGTTTTACCTGGTATAGTAAATACACCTTCAATTAGATCACGATCACTGAAACCAACAAATAAAGATATTTTCCAGTAATTTTTACCATCTCTACTCAATATTTCAACTTCAGATACAGATGCGTTTGTTGAGGTATCAGTTGATTTAAAAATTGTTTGTCCAACTAAATTTTGTGGTTGTCCTGTTGGTGTTATCAAATCAGCAACAATAACTTCTCTACGAATAAATTCTGCATCAGATGGTTTTATTAGATTTCCCTCTAAATCCAGAATAGTTGATTCAACACCATATAATACTTTGAATAATATTTTAACAGATTCTTCAATACCCTTTGATTGATAAAAAGAGCGAGCAAATTTAACAAAATTTCCTACATCAACTGTTTCTGCAAAATCATTATCTTCTAAACCTGGTAAAAATGTCTTTTTTAATTTTTTGTAGAATTCTTGTAAAAATAATACTGATAAATTTGTAATTATCTCACCAGAGTCATGTGAAGATGATGTAGTTTCCTCAAAAACAAGACTCTCACGATTAATTTCAAGAAGAGATGAAGAAATACCAACATTATAACCTGTTACACCACTAAAACCACGAATACATCCTGTAAATGAAGTTGATGTAATTCCAGTGTAAGAAATTATTTCATCATTTATCTTTAGTAGTCCATACTCAGATGGAAATCCCTTTGTGCTTGGAACAGATATAACTGTATCATCTGAATCAATTGATGATGAAAGAGTTGTTGTTCCAGTTATAACTTCTGGAACTAAATTATCAGATTTTAAATATTGATCAAAATTACCTATTAAATCTGAAGGTCCTCCTTGAAATTCTTGAGATATGTAATATTGCTTAAAAAATTCAGCAGCATTTGGAAAATCAGTCAGTACAAACTCAGGTAACTGATTCTCAATAATAGTATTGACTTTTATTCTTTTGTCAATTTGTGACATTAATTATTTCCTCTCTAAATCTCCATTGGAGTAACTAGATGTATAATAATCTCTTGTGAATACCACACCTGAAACATCTTCACCTGAAGCAATAACATCCTTAAACATATTTATTGTGCTTTTCGATACGTCAAAATTTAAGTATAAATCTTTCAATCCTACAACGTCGTTAGACTCAGGAAAGGCTTGAACTTCTATTATATTGTTTTCAGTATTAGTAGAAGTGATATTAAGTGTGTTTAATATTATCTCACCTTTTTTATAATCAACTATTCCTGCCTCTTTAATTAATACAACTTGTTGATTTTTATCATTTCGAGCAACAACACTTAAAGTTCCTTTCATACTTCCATCAAGATTACCAAAAGAGTCTTTATTAGGAACATCTGTTAAATATGCAGTTTTAGATGAACCTTGAATAGTGAATCCAGTGCTTTTAATATTGAATCCAGCAGGATTAATATTGAAACGATTTCCAAAACAAAGTTCATATTGAGCAAATTGATTCAATAATGCTTTCATATCTCTTCTAATAATTACTTTCGTAATATTTGACGTAATTCCATTATCAACACGATCAATTAAAGTGCTAATTTTACTATATTTAAATCTTCCACCAAATTTATTAATCTCAATATTGTTAGCATAGGTATTCAGTGAATTTACTATAGTTGTTCTAAGATTTTTTTCAGATGCTATTTGAGCGGGGTTGTAATAAATTGCAGAATTGATTTCTACATATAGTATTTTTAAATCAACAATTTCAGAATTTATACCAGCGATAGCGTAATTCTTTAATTTGTTTTTGATTTGTGTTTTATCAAAATCAGATACATAAGTACCGTTTTTAGGTTTAATACTTATTTGAACCTGACCAAATTTAGGTGGATCTAATTCTTCTCCACCTATGACTGCAACTGACTCTGTTTGTGGGAAAATATTTTGAATTATTGCTTCATAATCTCTTGGTGTAACTGCTCTATATTGTGCTGAGTAAAGTCTTGGAGCAAAATACTTAATAGAAGACACATCTTCAACTTCAGCACCATTAGAAGCGTTTGAGACTGTAGTTATAGTAATATTATCTGATGGTGTAAAGAGTGTTCCATCGCTTTTTGTAAATGATCCTTGGAAACTAAAATTTGAAGGACCATTTCCACTTTCTCCTTCAGTCACAATGTATCTTGCAGTTATAACAGAGGCATTTTCTAATTTTTTACCAAATAATCCATCACCAAACAATATTTCATATTTTTCGTCTTGAACCTCTTGTGAAAGATAGATTTCAGATGTTTTACCAATGTTTAATATATTATCCACCATTGAATATTTTCTACCAAGACCAACATCATTAGTTCCCTTTACATATACCCTTAAAGTTGAACTATCAATATTAGGACTATCGATTATAAACCTTTGATCTACAGATGTATCGACTCTGTAAACTCTTTGAAGTAAAGTTCCCTCATAAACACTTATGGGTTCGTTAAATTGTGCGAAAGAAGTGCCATTTATGTCTA